GGGTTCGAACCCCAACGGAATCACTATGGGCGAAAAGCCACGTAAACAAGCTGTTTAAAGGCTTTTCGCCATTTCCAAACCCTGCGGCCACCGAATGCCGACTAATAAAAAAACGCTGCAATTTCTCAAATTTGAGCAATTAAGCGAATATTTTTTATTTGTTCCGAAAATTTTAAAGGCATAAAAAATGGCAACAATCAAGCTCGCATTACTGCGCTACACGCAGGCCAAGGATGGCACGTACAAGATACGCATAGCCATCGGACACAAGTCAACCACGCACTACATCGTAACCAAGTACAAGGTGAACAGCCCCAGCGAGTTCTCTGGCGGCATCGTTGTGCGCATTCCTGGCGCGCACCAAATGAACATCAAACTGCGCGCCTTGCTCGACGACTACGAGCGGCGGCTGGAAAGAGTGCCAGACCCCGACATATACACATGCAAGCAATTGCGTGACCTGTTGGCATCCATGCGGCCGCATTCCACCGCCGCCACGTTCGCCCAGGTGTCGGGGCAATACCGCGCGGAACTGACCGAAGACGGCCGAGGGGCATACGCGGCGATGCTGGCCAACTCGCTGCGCTTGTTCATCGAATATTCGGGCGGTGACGTGTTCTTGTCGGAAATCGGCACGGACACGATAACCAACTTCGAGCGGTGGCTGCTGCGCCGCGGCCTGTCAAGGGCTTACACAAGCATGAACATATCGATGGTGCGCACCATCGTTAACCGCGCCATCCGCGCGCAGCTAGTCACGTACTCCGTGCATCCGTTCGTCTATTGGAAGAGGCCGACCGACGAGGAGCGCGAGTTGGATATATCCCCCGAAGACGTGACGGCCATACGTGACTCAGAACCACGTTTAAAGAAGTGCCAAGTGGCGCGCGACCTGTTCATGCTGTCGTATTACCTGGGTGGCATCAACCTCATAGACCTCTTGGCCGTGGATTTTCGAAATACATCCGTACTCGAATACGTGCGCCATAAGTCACGCAATACCAAGCGGTCGGACAAGCGCATATCATTCACCATACAGCCAGAGGCGCGCGCCATCATAGACAAGTGGATGAACAAAAAAACAGGCAGGCTAGACTTCGGTTACAAGTTCAGTTACCGCAATTTCTTGCAATATATAACGCGCGGTATCAAGGAATTAGCTAAGGAACTGAACCTGCCCGATGCACGACGCGTGTGCTACTATTCGGCGCGCAAGTCGTTCGTACAGCATGGGTTCGACCTGGGCGTATCGTTGGAAGTGTTAGAGTACTGCATTGGCCAAAGCGTCAAGGGAAACCGCCCAATATTCAACTATTTGAAGATTATGCGTAAGCATGCAGACAAGGCCATACGGCTCATCCTCGACAACCTCGCACAGGTTGGCACGGACGACTAAACGCGATAAGGGGTGGTAACAAATTTACTTACCACCCCTTACAAACTATCTTATTATCCTTGACACGACCACATACACACAGCATCCGCATAACAAGATAAGGAAGAATAACGCCATATATCGCCAGCCATTGTACGTTCTTGTCACCTCACGCGTGTCTATCTTCGTGCGCCACCTGTCGCGCCACTCCACCTTCCGTATCGTGTCGGCACGCATCCGCCACCTGTCACGCCACACTTCGCGGACGACAAAAATGGTGTCTTGCCCCGTCAGTTCGTTGCGCTTTGTCGTTATGGTCGTTTTTTCGCGCTCTGTGACACTATCTCTTACGTACCTTAGTACTAAACTGTCGCGGTAAAGATAGACGCTGTCGCGCAAAATATGAGCCTCTACGAGCCTTTTTGTGCCACACCCTGCAAGTGCGGCGAAGATTATCGTGCTTATTATCGCCAAAACAAACTTTTTCATAAAAAACTATAATGCTTACATTTATGCTTACAATTGTACTTAAAACATTGATTTTCGTACTTAAAACATTGATTTTCGTACCTAAAACGCCGATTTTAAAACCTAACCTCCTTACGGCCGTACGTCAGTGAGCCGTACCTGATGCCGTCTAGCCTGTTGAGCCATCCGCGCAAAAACTTATAGTTGGCTGGCCGTTTGCGACAGATGTCTTGTAAGAACTCGCGACGACGCATTTTCAAGGCGTTGAAGAATGCGATAGGGTCTCTCTCGTTGAGTGCAGCGATAGTCTTTTCACCCACCACGCCATCGGGCGTAACGCCCAGCATCTTCTGTGGTATGGTTATGCCCCATTGTCCGCTGCCCCACACCCAGTCGACAAGGATATTGGCGATGCTCTGCGACTTCATGCGGTCGGCCTGCCACCTATTCCAGTAGCACTTGCGCAGTATGTCCGTGGCATCCTTGGCCGTTATCTGTTTGAGGTCGGCCACGTCGATAACGCCGTCGCCGTTCTTGTCGTAACCCTGTTTGCGCCACACGGCCAGCGTTACCCCCTTGTTGGTCGCACCTCCACGGTCGTCGGGGTCGTTGACGAAACCGCCCTCCCATGCTAGAATGTAGGGCGCTATAATATCTAATCTAGCCATTTCAAGTCTCCGTATTTGTGTTATTATCCTCGACTTCGCCGTGATTTCTTGTATCTTTATGCATATAATCGCGCCAGTATGGTAGATTTTGGCAGAATTTCAAAGATAACACATAGTAACCATAGTCTACTAGTTTATATAATGGCGTGTCGTTTTTAACTAAAAATCGCAGATTTCTAAGAATATTCGTGCCGTATATGTATATGGCGGCATAGCAGACAACGGACACGCACTGGATAGCCCCCTCTCGGTTGTGCATGAAGTGTCCACACATGAATATGAATGTAATCAAGCCGAAGAAGATAAAGCAATGAACAAAGAACGTAAACGCCTTCTTCCATTTAAAGCCTTCGTGCGCCACCACGCCAGCCAGAAATCCAAAGATAAAATTAACCGCAAACAACAGCGCTGCTGCTGTCATGAAGTCGGTAATGGGTGCTAGAAACCCCATTACTGCGGAGAATAGGCTCGCAAAGAAAAATCTAAAATCCATCATATCAAATTGTTTTAATATTATACGTTCATTACGCGGTCTTAGCTGTCTTACACGCAGATGCACGCTTATGTATCATTATGTCGATGTATTCTGCGTGGTGGTTCATTCTTACTGGAAATTCGATGCGACTAGCCCCCTCAAAGAGATTACGCCCTATACCACTCTTACCTATCCATTCGCAGAACTCCAACAACTGCGATTTGTTGGATGTGAAATAAACGAAGTCGCGCGACATAAGCAATTGCAGCACATCGAGATACTTCGACAATGACCAGTATTCCGTATATGCGCCTGTGTCGGTGGATAGATAGGGCGGATCGAGGACAAACAATACGTTAGACATATCCTTGTAACGCTCGAACAGCACCTTATAATTTTCGCTTACGATTGTCAGGCCGTCAAGATAGCCATCTGCATCGTAGCCATTGCCGACCATGCGGTTGTACAATGTCGATTTCAGGAACTCGCCTAAGCTAGTGGCGTACTTCATTGAGAACGACAACGACTGGGAAATCGTATAAAAATCCACAAAACCGACCTTTTGCTCCTCATCCCTTACCAGTTCGCGGATGCGGTCGCGAACGTCATTCGGTATGCGGTGCGGCTTGTCTACGCAACATGCCAACGGCCGTATTTTATCAAGTAACGCGTTAGTGTGCGGTATATGTTCTAAACGCTTTCGGTAATTGTCGAAATCGTTGTAAACGACTACTGCGTTAGGCTTTACAGCCTTTGCGGTATGCGACAATAAGCCCGAACCACCGAACAGGTCTACAATGGTCACATCGTCGGGGTACTCCGCCAATACCTTACGGAACTCTTTTACAAATCGCCTTTTTTGTCCCATGAACGGCAGCGGCGCACTGCTGTATGTCTTCTTTTCCATTTTGTATATTATTGTATAAAAATACGGGGGGGGAGGAGTTCCCACCGCCCCCGTACACACTTAAACCGAACTAAACTCCCCAAATAAAGAAATACGGCGTTAAGGCCATGCCTATTGCGATACCGATGACGCCAGCTATCAGGTCGCCACCGCTGAACTTGCGGTAGGTGAAGAAGTCTGCCACCTCCTTAGCGATAGCCACGCCAAGGGTAAAGAATACCGCCAAACCCATAGCCTCGGACACTTCTCGATGGAACACCACGAGGTCGAACTTGATAAACAACAGCATGATGAGGATGCACACCAGGAAGTGGTTAAGCTTGTCGCTGTTCTTCTCAACCAATTCTCTTACTTTCTTTAATACTTTCATAATTTTTAAATTTAAAATGTTATTGATAATTGAAATAACGCCATCCAAAGGCACGTACGGCCGTGTAATAGAGTAGGGCAACGCTCACCAGCCGCCAATGCGCGTAAGGCCTGCCCTTACGCTTGTCCGCTATCGACAGCATATTGAGGTACAGCGCGCGGTCTGCATTTCTTCTATCCACCTTGTCCCCTCCTCTCTCATAATCCATATCATGTTCAACACATGCTGGATAGAACAGTTTGGCGTAAGGGGGATGTACCCACCTTAGTACACCCCTTTCGCAGCCACAGCCCCTCATTGCTCGCCTCCTTTCTCAATCTTGTCGCGCGTCAGGGGCTTATAGCCATCAATAAGGCGCATAATCTCGCGGTCCTTTTTTGCCCACCACTTGTTGAGAGTATTGCTTACATGCTGCATGGCTGCCATGTAGAACTCAGTAAGTTCGTCTAGCGTTTTGAATGTCCAATATACAGGGGTCTTCTCATCCTGCCACAGTTTGAAGGTAATCGGCAAACTCTTTCCCTGTGTATAAAGTGCGAGGTCAAACGCTGCCTTGAAATTGAACTTGTTCTCAAACGACAGATTTACTACCATATCCTTATACTTCATACCCCATTCGCACTCCGTGTCGCACTCTGTGTCGTAATACT